TGCATTTTCTTATAGGATCCTATAAGATTTTACCATAAGACAACACCACCCACCCCCTATAGGCCCGCAACGCTGCGTAGTTACATACACATCTATGTATTACTAATTTTCTCAAACAAATCGCTATTTTTTGAGTTCGGCTACCCCACCCCCCTCATATATGGAAACACCCCCCTTTGGAGTCCCAGAGTCGTTTGTAAAAAATTATTTTTTATGTATATTTCGCAAAACGACCACCAAAGGTCAGCGAATACATGACGATGCTTTTAAAACCGGAGATCGGTGTCCCGTTGGAAGACGGCATAACGAACATGGATTTGAAAGAACGAGCCGAAGCAGCTTGCAATACCGCACTCGAATTGGCAGAACACGGTTTGGATATAGAACCTAGCGCAGAAGATGAAGATGTGGCTGCTAAATTAGCCGTATCCTATGCGGATAATCCAGAGAAGACATCAAGGAAGGTAACTACAAAGCGAGCCGCCGCCCTCACTCCTGCATCTTTGGTGATGACAAACAATATATTGAAAGAGTTTGGGCAGTCTGTAGTCGATAGCGCGGTGCAGATACGCCATCTGGTAACAAACAAACTGCTACTAGAGACTGAAAACCCAGATCCCCGTGTTCGCATCAGGGCTTTAGAGCTTCTAGGTAAGATCTCAGACGTAGGATTGTTTGCTGAGAAGTCAGAAGTCACCGTGACGCATCAGTCTACCGAGGATATACGTAACAAGTTACGTGGCAAACTTGAGAAGATAATCGCCACAGCAGACGTTGAAGATGCCGAATACGATGAGAAAGTAGTTTTTGACGGGGAAGTTATCGATCTGGACGAAGAATTAGGGGCAGAAGAGTACGATGACTGAGCCTGCCATTGATTTTACCGAGTATGAGCTTCAGCAAATGCTTGATAATCTCGATCACTACACGGCAGATGAGATTGTAGAGATAAATTCGTTGGTAGAAGAGCTGGAAGCCCGCCAACGTAACAAACTTGCGTATGACGACTTAATAGAATTCTGTAAAAGAATGCAGCCCGACTTCATTGTGGGCAAACACCACCGCCTGTTAGCCGATATGTTGATGTCGATAGAGCAGGGGCAGAAAGATAGGATATGTGTAAACATACCACCACGTCACGGCAAGTCTAATCTTGTGTCTATTATGTACCCTGCGTGGTTTTTGGGGCGAAATCCTAATAAAAAAGTGATGATGGTGTCCCATACTACCGATTTGGCGGTAGATTTTGGTAGAAAAGTACGAAATCTCATCGCAACAGACGAATATAAGACGATATTTCCCACAGTTAGCCTCGCAATCGACTCAAAATCAGCAGGAAGGTGGAATACCAACGTAGGTGGCGAGTATTACGCCTGTGGCATTGGCTCATCTATCGCTGGTCGGGGCGCAGATTTACTATTAGTAGACGATCCGCACTCAGAACAGGATGTAATCAACGGTAATTTTGAGGTTTTTGAGAAAGCTTACGATTGGTTTACCTTTGGTGCTCGAACTCGTCTTATGCCGGGGGGTAGTGTCGCCATTATCCAGACGAGATGGCACATGGATGACCTGACAGGTCGTGTGACCAAGGATATGGTTCAGAACGAGAAGGCTGACCAGTATGAAGTGGTGGAGTTTCCAGCGATTTTGGATGTCGATGACGAAGAAACAGGGGAACCCATACAAAAACCGTTATGGCCTGAGTTCTTTGACCTCGAAGCATTACTTAGAACCAAGGCATCTATGCCAGCGTTTCAATGGAACGCACAGTATCAGCAGGAACCTACAGCAGAAGAAGCCTCGCTGGTAAAACGTGAGTGGTGGCAGATGTGGGAGCAGGATAATCCACCATCCTGTGAATACATTATCATGTCGTTGGACGCAGCAGCAGAAACTCACAACAGGGCCGACTACACAGCACTGACTACGTGGGGCGTATTTCTGTATGAAGAGACCGATGCGTATAACATCATATTGCTAAACAGCATTAAGAAGCGGATGGAGTTCCCTGAGTTAAAAGATTTAGCGATGGACGAGTATGCCGAGTGGGAGCCAGACGCATTTATTGTGGAGAAAAAGAGTTCGGGTACAGCCTTGTATCAGGAGATGAGGCGCATGGGATTACCTGTATCTGAGTATACCCCTCACAGGGGATCAGGTGATAAACTTGCGCGATTAAACTCAGTATCTGATATTGTAGCGAGCGGATTAGTATGGGTTCCTCCTACACGGTGGGCAGAAGAGGTAATTGAAGAAATTGCAGGTTTTCCATTTATGAGCCATGATGACCTAGTTGACTCAACAGTGATGGCACTTATGCGTTTTCGACAAGGTGGATTCATACGATTGCCTTCTGATGAGCCGGAGGATATACGGTACTTCAAACAACGCAGGGGTGGGTATTACTAATGGCAGTAGAGAAAGGACTATATTCAGCCCCGATGGGGATAGAAGAAGCAGCCGCTGACGAGGCGGAGCTTGAGATAGAGATCGTAGATCCTGAGATGGTCACGATGAGTGATGGTAGTGTAGAGGTCACTATCATTCCTAACGCTGATATCGGTGACACAGTTCCTTTTGACGCAAACCTTGCCGAAGTTTTAGAAGATAGCACTCTTAACAAATTAGCAGATGAACTGGTGGGTTCTGTCGATGGTGACATATCCAGCAGAAAAGATTGGGCAGATACGTTTGTGAAGGGTCTTGATGTCTTGGGGTTCAAACACGAAGAACGTGGTGAACCTTGGGAAGGAGCCTGCGGTGTGTATTCAACTGTTTTAGCAGAGGCGGCTATACGTTTCCAAGCTGAGACAATGAGTGAGACCTTCCCCGCCGCTGGCCCCGTCAAAGTCAAAGTGCTTGGCGAAGAAACTAAAGAGAAAGAAGACGCAGCGCAGCGTGTCAAAGCTGACATGAACTACGAGCTTACAGAGCGTATGGTCGAGTACAGACCAGAGCATGAGCGTCTACTCTATAGTCTTGGTCTAGCTGGTTCTGCATTTAAGAAAGTCTATTACGACACAAACATTGGTCGGCAGGTAGCGATGTATATACCAGCCGAAGATGTCATCGTCCCGTATGGCGCATCTAATGTAGAGAGCGCAGAACGTGTTACGCATATTATGCGTAAGACAAAGAATGATCTTAAAAAATTACAGGCATCAGGATTCTATAGAGATATAGATCTTGGTGAGCCGCAGCCTTACCACACAGATATAGAAGAGCGTAAGGCTGAAGAGGGTGGCTACTCTATAACTGATGACTACCGCTATGCAGTGTATGAGATACATGCTGATGTGGTTATTGAGGGTATAGACGATTCTGAGGATGAGATAGCCAAGCCTTATGTGATAACTATAGAGCGCGGCTCAAATGAAGTTTTAGCTGTAAGACGTAACTGGAATCCTGATGACCCGTTGATGTTGAAGCGTCAGCATTTTGTGCACTACGTATATGTGCCGGGATTTGGGTTCTACGGTCTGGGGCTAATACATATAATAGGGGGGTACGCTAAGGCGGGTACATCTCTCATACGGCAGTTGGTGGACGCTGGCACGCTTGCTAACTTACCGGGGGGTCTAAAATCTCGTGGGCTTCGCATCAAAGGAGATGACACGCCCATAGAACCGGGTGAGTTTAAGGATGTAGATGTACCGTCTGGTAGTATCCGTGACAACATTATGCCCCTACCATACAAAGAGCCAAGCCAAACTCTGCTTGCTTTGCTCAACCAGATTACTACGGAAGGCCGTAGGTTGGGCGCAATCAGCGACATGAACATATCAGATATGTCAGCTAACGCTCCTGTAGGTACGACACTTGCGTTATTAGAGAGAACACTGAAGCCGATGGCTGCGGTACAAGCCCGTGTCCACTACGCCATGAAGCAAGAGTTTAAAATGCTCAAAGCAATTATGGCTGAATACGCACCGATAGAGTATGCGTATGAACCTATGAGAGGTTCTGTGTCTGCCAAGCAGATGGATTACATGATGGTGGATGTTATACCCGTCAGTGACCCAAATAGTTCTACGATGGCACAAAGGGTGGTTCAGTATCAGGCTGTGTTACAGATGTCACAGTCAGCACCGCAGATATATGACCTACCGCAGTTGCACAGGCAGATGATAGAGGTGTTGGGTGTTAAGAACGCCGACAAACTTGTACCCACGGAGGATGATATCACGCCAGTAGATCCTGTAAGTGAGAATATGAATGCGCTTATGGGTAAACCACTAAAGGCGTTTATCTATCAAGATCACGAAGCACATATCGCTGCTCACACTGCGTTTATGCAAGATCCTATGGTTATGCAGTTAATAGGTCAGAACCCACAAGCAAAACCTATTATGGCTGCTTTACAGGCACACATAGCAGAACACACAGCGTTCTTGTACCGCAAGCAGATAGAAGAGAAGATGGGTGTACCACTGCCGCCGCCTAACCAACCACTGCCAGAGAACATAGAGGTACAGCTATCAGCATTAATGGGTGAAGCTGGTAGGCAGTTAACACAAACTCATCAACAGCAAGCAGCGCAACAGCAAGCGCAGCAGAAAGCACAAGACCCTGTGGTTCAAATGCAGCAAGCGGAACTACAAGTTAAACAGCAGGAAGTGCAGCGTAAGGCACAGAAAGACCAGACGGATGCTCAGATAAAACAAGCAGAACTGCAGCTAAAGGCCCAGAAGACGCAAGCAGACGCTACAATAGACGCTGAAAGATTAAAGTTGGAGCGGCAAGAGTTACAGTTAGATGCTGAAAAGCAGGGGGCTAAACTTGCAGCAGATAGAAGAAAGGACAAGACAAGATTAAATCTTGATGTCTTAAAGACAATAAAGGATGAATCGGAAAAAGGTAATTAGTATTGAAAACCGTCTTAGACGTGCTTAAAGAACAAATCGAAGCCGATAAGGTTTCCGCAACAAATTTCTTAACTGGGGGAGCTGTAAAAGATTTCGCTCAGTACAAGGAAACGGCAGGGTTATTACGAGGTCTGGACACCTGCTTGAGATATATAGAAGACCTTTCGCGCAAGGAGTACGAAGATGACTGAGATAGCAGTGGATCCGATTACGGAAGAGGAGTTTGAAGCACAACTACCCATACCTGTTGGGTATAGGTTGTTAGTAGCAATGCCTCAAGTAGAAGAAGCGTTTGAAGGAACTGAATTATTAAAATCAGTTACCACTAAAAACCATGAGCAGATCATGTCGATTATAGGCGTGGTTATAGACATGGGCATGCAGGCGTATTCAGACCAAGATAGATTCCCCACGGGTCCGTGGTGTAAAGTGGGTGATTATGTTATGTTTCGCGCCAATACTGGCACTAGGTTTACTATAGATGGCTCAGAGTATCGGCTGATGAATGATGATTCTATCGAAGCAGTTGTGACTGATCCTCGTGGTATAGAGCGGGTATAAGGGGTAAAACATGGCATTTCAGAAAGTAGAATTTGAGTTTCCAGAAGACGAGCAAGAGAGCACTGCTATAGAAATAGAAGATTCGGGTGAGGTTGAGATTGATATAACTGGTAAGAAAACGGCAGAGGATTATAAAGAGCCAGAGCCAGAACCAGAAGTTGAAGCGAAAGAAGAACTCGACATTGAGGTGGTGGACGATACACCAAAAGCTGACCGTGATCGTAAACCATCTGAACCCCCAAAAGATGTTACTGATGAAGAGTTAGCCGATTACTCCGAAAAAGTTCAACAGCGCATAAAACATTTTAGTAAAGGCTACCACGATGAACGCCGTGCTAAAGAACAGGCACAGCGAGAGCGTGAAGAGCTAGAGCAATATGCACAGCGACTAGTTGATGAAAATAAAGAGCTAAAAGGTAGCGTAGCTAAAAACCAAGAAGCTCTGCTCGAACAAGCTAGAAAAGTTGCTGAAGCTGAAGTAAACAAAGCTAAGGGTGTTTATAAAGAGGCTTATGAGTCAGGGGATGCTGAAAAATTAGTTGAAGCACAAGATAATCTAACTAGTGCAAAAATTAAATCTGACAGACTTACTAACTTTAGAGCACCAGCTTTACAAGAAGATGAAACTACGGTACAAAATATACCAGAGTCTACCGCACCTGTACGTGACACTCGCGCTGAAGAGTGGAGGGCTAATAACCCTTGGTTCGATGTAGATGAGGAAATGACAAGTTTAGCTGTAGGATTACACCATAAACTGTTAAAACAGGGGGTTGATCCGAAAAGCGATGAATACTACGAGAAAATTGATTCTCGTATGCGAGAAGTGTTTCCAGAAAATTTTGAAGGAGACGAAACAACAGTAGAGAAACCCAAGCCAAGGTCAAATGTGGTTGCCCCCGCTACGCGGAGCACCGGCCCTAAAAAGGTCACATTAACGCAGACACAGGTAGCCCTAGCAAAAAGATTGGGAGTTCCACTCGAAGAATACGCCAAACAGGTTGCACAAGAAATGAGGAATGCTAATGGCTGAAAACAGAATAAAGAGAGATAGCGATACTCGCGAAACTAAATCTCGCAAAAAGCATTGGGTAAAACCAGACGTTTTACCTACTGTTGATGTAGGTGATGATTATGTTCCACGTTGGGTTCGTATTTCTACTCTTGGAGTAACAGATGCTAGCAACGTATCCTCTAAATTACGTGAAGGTTGGGAGCCAGTTAAGGCTGAAGATCACCCAGAGATATTGTCTGATAACGATGAAAAGTTTGAAGGCAATATAACACAGGGCGGTTTGATGCTTTGCAAAGCTCCAAAAGAACTGGTTGAAGAACGTAATGAACATTATGAGACTCAAACCAGACAGCAGATGCAATCTGTAGATAACAACCTCATGCGCGAAAACGATCCTCGTATGCCATTATTCAACGAGCGCACAACTAAAGTTACCAATTTTGGTAAAGGAACTTAAATTTTTTGTTAAGAGGTTAACATGGCTTATCCAACAGTAGCGGCCCCTTATGGGCTAAGGCCAGTAAAGCTACTTAGTGGTGTTCCATACGTAGGTACTACTCGTCAGTACAGCATAGCTAGTGGCTATGCGACGGACATTTTCTACGGGGATGCTGTTAAGCTGGTTACTGGTGGCACTGTCGA